AGTTAGGAATATTTAATGTGGCTCCAACCAATGTTGCTACCCCACCAACTCCCGTTGTTGTAAGGGATATATTTGATTGTTTACCATCTATGGTTGTTCTCAATGCTGCTGTGCTGTCATCTAAAGTTGCCTGAGAAATCCCACCTGCTGCTATGGTTGCAAACTCATAGCCATCATTAGCAGCGTTTCTTCTTAATACCTGTGAGGCGGTTCCGTTTATGGTTGACATTGTACCGCTTGCATTAATAACAGGAATACCATTATAACCACTATGCGTTACTGTTCCTGTGGTATTAAAATCTTCGGTTACAAGTCCTGCATTTTTTATATATACCCATCCTGCATTGGCGTGGATATTTGCACCTTCTGCTGTACCGCTGCCATTATCTCCCCCTATTGTTAATGACCTTCCCCTGCTTCTTACTGGTGGTTGTGAGGCTTCTATATAATCACCTATTGATACCGAATAATTATTTACGTTTTCAATCAAGATAGAACCACCCTGCCAATATCTTGTACTATTATCCCATGTATTAACTGTTTCAGGAACAAAATCTATTACTGCCCAATAGTCAGGATTAAGGTCTGGTCTTTTATTTATGTTCAGTAGTGTATCTGCATTGATAGCTACATAATGAATGCCGTTATAAAGAGCGGTGCAGAATGTTTTATAAACTCCGTTGTAGGCTAAATGGTTTTTCTGGTAGTTGTTTCCCAAGAATCCATTATCTCTTATTCCGTACCTTCTGTTTAGATTAAATGAACTGTTATGTATGGTTATTATGTTGGCATCGCATCCATTAAGGTAAATGCCATTATTGCAAACATCTGCTCCGCAATAAGTAAAGTATGAGTTATCACTATTACCGTAATTGGATGCTCCGGGGTTTGCACAAGCATCTATATTAAATCCGTTACCTGAATACCCATATACATGAACTTCATTAAAATGTACGATACATGAAATATCAAAAGCGTGTTTGGTGCTGTCTAATGTAAGTGTGCCGGGATTATTGTAGTTAGCATACCCTCTTACTTCTATATCTGACATATTAACTACGGTATTCAATAAGCCATCTTCCTTTGTCTTTAATCTAAATCCAGTGGTATTTTCAGGGAATACAAATATTGTTTTCCAATCGTAGAAATTACCAACTCCCCTTATGCTTACGCTGGTATCAATCGTTATTGTTTGATTAAATTTATATGTTCCCGCCGGGGCTATAATATCAGAAGACAATCTATGTGTGGTTACATAGTTATACGCCCCCATAAAAGCGTTGTAATTTTTGGATGAACTTATGGAAGCAGTATCGGATAACCCATACCAAAGAAGACTAACTGCATTTCCAGAACTCAACTGCCTTTTCCATTTTCTGTTAAGAGCATCCTGAAATATTATCCCATTATCAGCGGTATCGGTTCCCGTATATGGCAAAAACTGACCTCCTCTTAAACTATCTTTTACAAATACTAATTGAGAGTAAGGATTATTATACGTTGCAATTTGGTCAACGGTATTTAATAGTTGCGCCTTTACTACAAAAGGCAAAAGCGGAATAATTATTATAAAAAGTTTTCTCATTTTTTAGGTATGTCCTTTATATAAACCAGTTTTTCCCCTGTCCATTCTTCAACCTTTCTTGCCAACAAAAGCATATCTATAAAAATCTCTTTGCCTATTTTTTCATTTCTACTATAAAAACTCCATGCCATTTCTTCGGATGGTTTAAATTCTTCTGTAAACCAATGTGGCGAAATGGCTGTTAAATTTCCGGTAGCATCTTCTGCAAATAACCTTCCATTCTTTGCATAAATCATTGTCTTTTCTTTTTGGAAGTTAAAGGCTAAATTCGGGGCAGTCCCGATTTCTCCGGTTGTGGTGTTAACCACTGTAAGAGCATCTCCTACTGAAGCGGAAGATATAGCTTGCGATTTAAAATATAGAGTTTTAGTTCCAACACTGGCATCTAATGTTATTGTATTAGCCTCTGATATAGAAAAATCGTAAGGCCCGCTATTCATCGAAAGTTCAATATTACCCGTTGCATTGCTTGTACCTGTAAGGGCTATATATGGAAGACCTGTTAGGTCGGATGTATATGCTATTGTTTTTCTTGTCGGGCCTGTTGTTTGTGTTATAAATAAATTTGTTCCATCCCATTCCATTGCTCCTGCTTCTGCTGCCGTCATATTGGTTCCTGCTGTAAATTTTAGCGGGGCAGACCCTGCCGCTGTACTTCCTGCCGATATATGTAATTGTGCTGCTGGAGTTGTCATGTTAACTCCAAGTTGTGCGCTTGTACCCGAACCCGTTAGCAACGGTATTGAAGTACTGTTATTAGTATAAAAGTTTAATGCTTTACCTACTCCTGTAAAGAAATTAAATGAAGATGATGTGGTATAAAATTCCCCTATCCTTGTATTTGCATCGTAAAAGTCAAGCACTGCATGGGTTGACACACCACCTAACTGCCCTCCGCTATACCCGCCATAAGTTCCATTAAGACCACCTGTATGAAAATAATCTGTCTGCACATCACTCCATATTTTAGAAGTATTACCTAATGCTATACTATTAGTTGTTCCCGGAAGTAATGATGTATTAATGGCTACACTTGCAAGGTTTGATAGGGCTGTATTTGCACCTTCGGTTACAGCCGCCCAAGATGTAACTCCATTACCATCTGTTTGAAGATATTCTCCACTATTCCCATCTGTTGTTGGTAAGGTCATTGTCCATGTACCTGCTGCTGCTGCTGGTTGAATGGTAACGGTTCCTGAAGTGTTACCCAATATCTCCAATATACCTTTTTCAAAAGACGTAGTTCCTAATCTTACTTTACCTCGGCCAAACCATGCTGCTATGTTTTCATCCCCATTAACTGCCCTTGCATTTAGAGCAACATTTATTGAACCTGTTCCGCTATGTGAGTTTGTTATATACCCCCCGTATGTTGTTATATTATTACTCCCATGTACTCCATTAGTGGTTATTTCAAAAACTTTTTCATTCCCGGAAGATGTTGCACTTGTATTCAATAATTGTAATCCTCCGCCACCACTTGTTAATGCCCATTGCCATTGTTGGGTATAATTAGCATTACTTATTGTATTACTTGCTGCTGCTGCTGTAAGAGAAGATATAGGAGTAGTTGCTGCTCCCCCTCCAAACCAATAAGAATATCCTAAATTTTTGGTGCTGGTATTGTACGTTAAAACTTTATTTAATGTTGTATCACTTACTACTTGATTAAAGGTTAGACCTGCTGCTGGTAGGATTATTCTTTGAGTATTATTGGTCATCAGCGCAATTCCATTATTTGTTTGCGCCCCCAATATTGCGTTTCCACTTCCATCGCTTACTACTGGATTATTACCTCCCATTACCCATGCAAGCGTTCCTGTTGAACCACCTCCCGGAAGTAGTTGCACCCATTGCTGTGCTGCTAAATAACGATACCATATAGCTACAATAGGGGAAGTTGTTTTGATTAATGCCCCGTCATAATTTTTCAAATATCCTTCCGCATTAGCCTCAGTAGTATCAGTAAATGTTGTTAAAATTATTTTTCCCTTAAAAGCATTATTTATCCCTATTTGCGTGGGAGCATTAGCCACATTTATAGGGACTGGATATGTCTGCCCATACCCTAAATAACATATTAAAATAAGCCCTATGGTAATTAATATCTTTTTCATTGGTTATACTGGATATATTTGAAATAATTCCCCGGCTCCGGCTGCTGGCACAATAGTCAATAATCCCATTGTTCTATCAAACGAATAATAACTTGGTTCCGTTGATACGGTTGATTGAGTTATACCCCCTCTCACAAATAGTAAATTATAATTTATAAACGATGTAATCGTTACGGAACTTCCAGCCGTTGGGATAAATGAACTTCCATCTACTGTAAATTGATAAGGATTTGGAGAACCTGATGCAATAATACCGGCAACGGTTCCTGATATAAGCATTACATTTTGAGCCTCCAATGAGAACCTGCATAATGAATATAAGTAATTAGATGTGGATGTGAGAGTGTCATCAGTGGGGTCAAGGTCGTATGTATATTCTATTGATTTACGAACAGCGTATAATTTCTGCGGTAAATCTAATGGTATTCCAGCCGCATATAATCCTCCCTTCTCAATGGCATTAGCAGTTAAGTATTCAGAAATTTTTGCTATCGTTATTTTCTGCGCTACTGTAAGTGCCATTTCCTATGAATTTCCGTTAAATAAATATTGAGCAGCTAACCTCATTTCGGTCGCCTGATCGTAACACGCTTGGGCATTTGATAAATCACTTGCTAAAAGTATAGCCTGATTACCAGCATCTATAAGCGTTCTCATTTTGCTGTAATTAGGCCAGAAATTATTATCAGACATTAACTTCTGATTTGCTGCCATCAACTGTGTCTGGGAGTACAAAAATTCTTCATTAAACTCTGTGAACCCTTCTGCATTTATAGTGTAATCATAAACTACAACATTAGATACGTTAAGCCATTGAACCACTATTTTACACGCTTTGTCCCCTACCGATGAAGTGAATAAATCAAGAGTTATATCTGTAGATAATGGTAATGCCCATACTTCATATTCTGTACTTGTCCCTTCTTCAACTATAAAATCCCCGTCTTTATCAGATACATAGATACGTCTGCTTGTTACTGCAACGTCACTACCAGAACTTGTGTCATGGAAAAGTACCTGACCCGGCTCACCAACTACGGATGATGCTGTAAATGAAACTACGAGTGGCAATGTTAATAATTTAATTTGTTAAAAATGGGACAGCAACCCGCAAAAGCGGTCAGCCATCGTCAAAGCCTTACAGGGCTTATCCAATCAAAAATCAAAGTTTAAGCGGCCTTTTTATCAGCCCCTATTAATGATTTTATTTTTTTGAATATCTCTTGCGTCTTTTCGCCGCCAGTTTGAAGCCATTGAGAAAATTTTTCCACTTCTGACTTATCTCCTACTGGTGAAAGAACTGCTATTGTCATGTTGTTACCTACCCATATATACTTGTAGTCTGCTGGGTCAAAAGCAATAACACCTTTATTCATTGCCTGCCTGATTGTTGAACGATATTCAACTTCTTTACTTTCTACTAAATCTGCAAAGAACTTTGGTTCTGCTTCTGCCAATTCCTCAACCATATTTTTAAGAACGGTTGGGTCTTGTGAACTGTCATAACCCATCGCATCGCTAAAATCAATAAGGGCTTTACCCTGCATATCTTCGGCAATAGCCATTGCTTTCCTACGGATGCTTCTTTCTTCTATTTTTTCTTTTGCTTCTGCATTTTCATCTATCCGCTTAAATACTGGTATTCTTTCCTTGTCTGAAAATAAACCGCCATTCAATTTAGGATGTAATTCAAGATACATACACATTTCTCTGTCCTCATCATTTTCTAAATCAAGCCTTAATATACCACGCTGCCCTGCTTTAACCCTGACCTTCCCATAAATAAATTCAAGTTGGTTACGGTCATTGTACTTATACTCTTTGATAAGAGCGATTGATTTTGTTTTGGTCTTCCCTGTCGCATCATCAATATCGTTTATTTTAAATATTGTAGGGTCAAGCGTATATGTTTGGGGGAATATTGTCTTACCATCGTGATAAGTTTTATCCGGGTTTTCCCTTTCAATATTAAAACGATACCTTACTATCTTACCAAAACTTTCAAGTTTTGCTTCCAGTTTTTGTGTTAATGACTTGGAAATGTCATTGTAAATGCCAATTTGCTGTAACATGATTTTGATTTTTGATTGTTATTAAAAGGGCAGGGGATTTAAGCTCCCCTGCCCGTACTGAACTAATTAAACTACCCTGTACTTTTGGAAGTGCTTTACTGCCAGACATTCCAAGCCTTGTGCTGTTTCCCAGTTAGTTTGTAAGTACATTACATCACTTGTTGGGATTTCAGCCAATGCACCCAAACGGAACTCTGTAACCATACCGTTAGACGACATATTAGCCGCTGAACCTGTGAATGGTTTTGCAGTGTACCGGATTTGCATACGGGGTTGGCTACCATTATCAACGGTATCTACATTATCTTTCGGAACAAAATACATTGAACCGTTTACGTCAGGACGTAATGTAGAACTGAACAGTTGAGGATGGTCGAACAATGGTATGTGTATGAAGTTGAAAGTATAACCTGAATACTTCAGTTGCTCTACTTCAAAATCCGCATAGCGGTCATCAAAGTTGATACGAACGGAAGTAACGCCGCTTGAAGCGAGGTTTTTCAGGAACTTACTAACGATACGGTAAGACCTTGTACCGCAGAAAACATCAAAATCATTTGGTGCTTTGTTTGCGATAAAGTTGTCTATGATTTCATCTAATTCGGTGAAACCAAAAGTACCCAGCGACGCTGCTTGGTCGCTGATACCGTATGTACGGCAATACCAATCCAAACCACCTGTTGTCTGAATACCCAAAGAATTGGATGGGTCGGCAAGGAAAGGAGAAGCATCACCAAATAAAGTACCTGACTGCTCACCTGCAAGCATCTGAACGGAAATATCCCCTTTCAGTTTGATATACTTTTGGATGATTTGGTAAGGCAGAATTGAGTATTGACCATTTACTTCAACTTCAATCTTAGCCACTTTCTGAACGTCAGTGATTTCATCAACCTCACGGAAGATTTGAATGTTGTTGTAGTATTTGGTAACACCATAACGCCTGTTGGCTGGTGCGCTTGATTTTTCAGCGAAAGCATTAGAAGAAAATGCCACACTATCACCTACGGTTGCATAGAAAGGATAAGCATTACCCCTTACGCTTCTTACGGTTAAGGTAGCTGTGCCAGAACCAAAGGTAACACCCTGCACACGGGCTTGTGGGCTTGCGTTTGTTCCGAGGTTATTGGAGTTTGATGTCATAATAACATCACCAACACGGGGGAACGTAGAGGCTGTATCAATGGTAAACTGGATTTGCGCCAGACCTGTTGAGGTCACTGCGCTGATTGTACCTACTTCATAAGCATCGTTGTTAACGAAGTTATTGTAGTAGAACATGGTAGCCGGTTTTGTCTTGTTTACAAGACGCATAATGTCCGTAAAATCACGGTCACGGCTTTGGTCATATAGATTAGGGTCTATGTCCCTTTGGTCAAGGAAGTCTATTGCACTGACGAACGGTTTGTTCATTGTGCCTTGCGTTACTGCCATTGTAGTAGAATTGTAAGATTAATAAAATATTGTTTCTTACAACCTATCCTATTTTAAATTACCGGGTCAACCCTTCGTCCTTTCTTAGCCATTGCTTCTGCCATTGATGTAGGCGGCACTTCTGACTTAGATACGACTGTTCCGGGGGCCGGACTGGCATTATCTATCGGGTCGGTGACTTGTTTTGAACCTATTGATTTCAGGTGTTTAGCATATTCAGAAAGAAACAGTTTAGGGTCTTGGGCAAAAGCGGCAACTAACATTTGAGTTTCCACTTTTGGTACATAAAGCCCATCTTCCTTATTGTACATCACCCCTAACCATTTTTCATTGTCTGTAAGAACGTCTATTAGACTTTGTGGTTCAACGGGGTAGTTGAACTGTTCATCTCCTTCACCAATCTGTACTTTTTTGTTGGTGAAAATTTCTTTAACGTAAGGGTCTTCTGAAAGTCCTTTACGATATGCCTCTATCTGTTGGTTCTGCAATTCGGTATTATCCGGTGCAGGTTCCTGCTTTTTAGGTTCTGGCTTGGATGGCAGGAGATATTTGTCCTGATTAGCTGTAAACTCATCTCGGTATCTGTCGGCTTTGGCTTCTAAAAGAAGTCTGCCTTTTTCTACTTCCGTTTCGGAGTAGGATTCCGGGTCAAGTTTAAATCTTTCAACTACTTCAGATTCGTAAAGGGCTTGTAGTGCTTTTTCGGATGCTTTTGGATATTCACGCCTTAGTTGATGTCGCATCACTTCTTCAGCGGTCATTTTTCCATAATCCGTACTCAATTCCCTTACATAATCTCCTAATGTACCATTTTTCCATGCCTGAATGATACCCACCAATTTAGGGTCAATTTCTTTCAGGTCATTTACTAAGCCAATTCTGTCATCATCCAACCCTAATGCCTTTAAAATAGTATTAGGTTGCTCTTTTTTAAGAACTTCTTCCAGCGTGGGAGCCTTTGAAGCCGGTTGCACTATTGGTGCAGGTTCGGTCTTTTTTGGTTCCTCTGCCGGGAGTGATGCTTTGGGTTCGGTCTTAACAGGTTCTTCTACTTTGGCTGGCGCAGCCGGAGTTGGTTCTGTCTTAACTTCCGCTTTGGCGTTTATATCAATAGGCTTTGGGGCCGTACTGTTTTCATCACTTTTTTTACCGAATTTAGCCATCGCCGCTGCTACACTCATATCCTCTTTTGGGACTTCCGTTTTTACTTCCGTACCCCCTGCCGGTTCGGCTACATCGGTATTATAGAACTTTCTTATAAAATTCATTTTTATTTGATTTTTGATTGCTTAAACAAATATAAATACCTTTTTTTAATTCACTTTTCTAACGAAAATAGATACACTGTTAAGGTCGTGTTTGGCTGAACGCATAGTTGAAGTGTCGGGGTAGTAAGTAGTTCCCAAGTTCAAATGAGCATTGCTGATAACTTCCAATTCCCCGGATAACTGCAATTTATCCAATGTGCTTTTTACCTCTTTATTTGCAGACTGACTTTGCCATATCGGTAGTTCCCCAAACTTAGGTGGCTTAAACAAAGACTTCAAGAAATCATTCATCCTTATTTCAGTCCTCGGTCTTTCGTCTAAATATTTGAGAACTTTTTCTGCCATTGTTAAATCATCGGACATTACTACCGTATGGGTTTGGGATACTGATGTAGCTGTTTCTTCTGGTTCTACCAATACTTCCGGGGTTGCCGCTTCCGGCTCAGCCACTATTTCTGGTTCTGAAATATCAGCCTCTTTTACTTTATCCAATGTTACGGACGGCGGTTCCATTTCAATAGGAACTGTTTCTTCAATTACAGGTTCTACTTTTTCTTCAACCTGTGGTTTTAATTTTTTAGCCTTCGCCATAATTTTTATTTTTTTTTTAATTGTTAAGCTGATGCTGTTTCCTTCTTCTCTGCCCTCATAGATTCCTTAATTTGTTCATGCTGGCCGGCAATATCAGTACTCAATATTTTTGCCTGACCTGTAGTATCGGCAACTCCAAGTTTTGCCTGATTATTACCAAGTGCAATTCGTTCCTGACTTTCTGTTTTTATTTGAGTAACTGTTATTTCTTTTTGCGCTTCTATTTGAAGTTTTTTTAGTTCAAAATCATAATCCATTTGTTTCTGCTGGGCTGTTAGTTGCGCTGCAAGCTGGGTGGTTTCCATTTGGCCCTGATTGTTCATTTGTATTTTCTGCAACTCGTTTTTCTGTAACTGCTCTTTAGCCTTTTTTATACGATAGGACAGAATGGATATAGCTTGTTTGGCGTTATGGCTGTATATTACGGCAATAGCATCTGGTGCATTTAATAACCCTAACCGTATGTCTTCCTGCACCATAGTAAACACCCATTGCTTTTCTTCATCGGTACTTCTCTTTTGCAGTTCAATGCCATAATCACGCAAAGAAAGTTTTTCATCGAGTTCTATAAAACGAAGTGTATTTCTTCCAAGTGCTGAAGTGTATGGAGCATAACCGCTTACTTTGCCCTTTCTTATACCCTGCTGCATACGGCAAAAAACATCTTCGGCAAGTCTTAAACATAGATTTTCTTCTGCCCATGCTAAAGGATAAAGCGATTCATTGGTGCTTATCTGTGCAGATTCAATTCCGGGAACAAGGGTTTTTGGATTTGGATTACCTGAAGTAACATCATTGTACCCTGTCATTTTTTCAATGGTCATTACCGTATTAACCATATCCTGATAAAGCCCTACTAATTCCTGCATTACTGAATTAGCCATAGCTATAACAGGCTGAACATTCCCCGGTAAAGGATTGTTCGCATCATCCATTGAGCGTCCAATAAGAACGCCACTATCAAAGAACATTTGCAATAATTCATGTGGGGTCATATTTTTACCGCCTTTATTCTTAGCCACATTTTCCAGCATATCCATATTAATCCACCAACCGCTTGGTACTGCCCTGTTTTTCCAGTTCTGTATCCTTAATGCAGTAAGTTGATAATCGTCTATGTATGGGATAAGCCTGTCCATCATTGATTGACAACGCATCTCATAAAAATTATACCCTACTAATTGAATTGGTAAACGGGTAAGTGCTTTTTTCTTGAAGTCAACGGTACGTTTTTGGTCATAGCACATTCCCCAATCGTAGCATTTATTTGTTCCGATTATCCATTTGCATTTATAAACGTACTTTATTTTTTTACGCTTGTATCGTGGGTTGTTTGCATCGCCCCTGCCCGGCTTTTCTACTTTAAAAACGAGGTTCCCGTTTGCATCTTTTCTTTCTGTGTATGTCTGTTCGTTATAAGTATAAAAATAAATATCTAAGACTTTACATTTAAACTTATCGTATGGCTTTAAAAATCCTGCCATTCTACCCGTACTCATTGTTCCGGGATTCCCCCACTTACCTGCAATGCTACTTGCAAATTCCTGCAAGTCCTTTTCATCAAACATTGCGTTGCCATCTTCATCTGTAACCAATGCAAGGTCAACCAATGGAACGTCAATAACAGAACCGGCATGAACACAATCATCAAAGGTTCCGTTTTTAGCATAGCTACATATTACACTTTCGGGATTAACTCTTTCAAACTTTGCTTTGTTATCTTCACCCAACCATTCCCTATAACCACATACCCCAAAATCGAAAAGGTCTTCATACATTGACCTGCGAAAAGCATTGTAGTTATTTTCATAGAACCCCAATTCAATAGCCATTTCTGCATCCATCGAACGGTTGAATTGCTCCCCATTTAATATTCTCATTTCAAGTTCTTCTACATCCATTGGTTCACCTGCCTGTATTGAAACAAGGGGATGATTAGCCAGTTCTGAACCCTGCTGCATTAATATTTCACGCATTAAAAGTTTAGTTCTTATCTCTGCATAAAATTTCTGTATCTCTGTTTTACTTTGACTGTCAATAGGAGTGCATACAACACTATAATCCTGCTTCATAAGACGGGCTATTGCCTTATCCCTGTAACCGCTTACTATTGGTCTTACTGTCCAGTCCACTACAAGTTGCGTGTTCATGGTTTGCATATCAACTCCCAATAAACTTTTGTATTGGTCAACCGATTGTTTTCCTAAAGCATACATTCGGTTTCTTTGATAATCACCTCCATTGGCATAAAATACACCTTTAGGATACGCCACCTGAAAGTCATAATATGCAGCCTGTGCATATTCACGACACCAATCCATCCCTTTTTTATAGGCCGGTACGTTATGGTCTGGATAACGATAACCACTCCCTGAATTTACATCTGTGTATTTCATTTTAAACTATTTTAAACTGCTTTACGGTAAGGCATTATGTCTTCGATACATCTTTTATTGTCCATTGGTTTAGAAAACTTTTTCCCCTTAACGGCTATTAAACAAAATCCAAAAGCCATCACATCGTCATACTTCTGTGTGTCTTCTACTTTAAAACCAAGCCACCCTGATTCTTTCATCATTAACCCAGTAAAATATACTTTATCTATATGCTCGTTTATATAAGCCTCGGTATAATTGCATATTGTTTGAGTAACTGTGCCTTTACCGTCTGTGGCTATTCCCGGTTCTACTTCCCCCGGCATCCACATTAGAAATCCTTCACAATTATTTGTTTGAAAATCCCGCTTCCAATGGTTAACATTTCTCTCAAACAATACTTGGCATCCACAATACCATGCCATTTTTAAAATATCATCGTTAGATGATTTTGTTGATTCTGGCCTATATGAATACCTAATTGTAGCAACATCATCAAATTCGCTTGGGAATAATTCGTCCGGTATCTGGTAGGCATAAGCGGCACAATTAGAACGTCTTTTGTCTTTTGTTTTATCGTACTTAAATGGGTCACATCCTATCCTAATATTGTAATTATTATTTGGAATAAACTTTTCTCCCTTTTTAAATACTTTATTTTTTTCTCTTGGCTCCCATCCTTTTACTTTTTCAAATCTGCCGTTTAGGCAAGGATTCCAAATTATATCATTAAGCACATATTCAATATCTCCATTTTCTTTTACTATTGGCCTTTCAAAAGCAAACCCATCACGCCATTCAAAATTACCTTTCTCTGTTGCTTTATCTCCCCATAGCATTTTATCAAGTTGTTCTTGAACAGAAATGGGATTAAATAAACTATGTTCCCCATCCACACTAAATGCTTCTTTTAATGTCATTGGGTTCTTTCTCTTAGCCGACGCCAATGCCCTTAACTTACCTTGTTCTTGTAAACTTTCCCTTGTATTTAATAATGATTCTAAAGCCGTTTCTACATTAGGGTGTCCATAGATATTATCAAAATGGTATGCCTTATGTGCCGGAAGGAAGTAAGTATATAGCCCCGTTGTTGTTCTATTATTCTTGTTCCTTTTGCATGGGTTACTATCGTAAACCAATTCCTGAAACTCATGTTCGTCTGCTGTGGTATCATCGGCTTCTACGGTGGTTGTGTACAGTTGTTTACCCTTCATCCTGCCTTCTATTTCAGAACAATAACGAACCGTATCTTGCCTTGTTTTTATACTTATTTTTTTTTCTACTTTACCCGCTTCATCTGAAATATAAGTATCAAGTTCCGGCCCGTCATAATATCCTTCTGTTGCAGGGCCATAATCAATCCAGCTTTCCAAAGCATCTTCTTCTTCCCTTTCCTGCTCTGCCGTTGAACCTCTGCGTGAAGTATTAAAAAACCTAAGTTCATTAGGGTCGTCACCCTTCATCAAATCATAAATAGGCCTGAAAAAATCAGGTAATTTTTTCCACGGCTGCACAATAGCTTTTTTCATAACTTCCTCTGCTCCGTCATCATCTTTACTTTGAATACCACAATGTTGGTTTGTTGGTCGCTTGCTTGTTCTATCGTATGCCCAACAACCACTAATAGCAGTCTTGCCTAATTTACGTCTTGTCAAAAAGTTTAATCCTAAACAATCGGGGTCGGTTTCGCAATACTTTAAAATATACCATACTTCCATATCTGTTATACGAAAGTCCATGTGCTTTCCCTGAAATATCCAATAGGTACAGTATAGGTAATGCGTTCCGGTTATGTAGAGTAATTCGCTTTCTTTTTTGAATGGATTATAGTTCCAAAACCACACGCCGCAAAGACGGCGGTTCCATTCACGGACACGGATATTTTCTAAATATGGGTCAAAGTAATCCTTATCGTATTTCTTTCTTTCTTTCTCTCTTTTTATCTTTTCCTTCCAATCTCTCGGTAATTCATATCGCTCCCAAAATTGTTGTTCAGGTATATCTGAACGCTTAATAATATCCGTTTCCTGCACTTCGCCAGTAATGCTATTAACCCCGTAGCCTATAGGTGGTAGGCAGCAATCAAAGACGTAACCAAAGGCGTTATCTTCAATTTTATATACCGAACCTTTTTCTATTGGACTAAACATTATTTACCCATTGATTGTGGTGATACCGCTTTTTGTTTTTCTCTCCCCTCATTTTCATCGTACTCAATTCCCAATTCTAATTTTAAATTATTCATTGACGTAATCATATCCGGCAGGTTTTTCCAGATAGATTCCGTCCTATCGTACATTGCGCTTTCGCTTTTCTTGCCTTCAATATTCTCCTTAATTTTAAACTCTTTGATATACTCTACCTGCTGCCTTACTATGTTAACGTATGCCAAATATCCATTAACCGCAACGTCCTGCTGCCCGATAGAAAACTTCGATTTATAATGCTCCAATTCCTTCTTTAATACTTCTATATCTTCCATTAGTTAATTATTTTGTAATGCTTTTCTAAATTTCTTGTTAGCCCTGCTTTCTTTTTTATCTTGCCGCTTTTCTTGTTTTGTTTTTTCTGGTATAATATATTCTGGATGCTCTTTTAGAAATAATTCTTTGCCATTCTTATACCCTTCTTCATAAATAATTCTTAGCTTATCTAATTTTTCTTCGTCTGATAATTTAGAATATGTTTTAGCGCTCCCTTCAAAAGTTGCCATATCGTTAACATACGGTGAAGCAAGAATTTTTCTTTGCTGACCTACTAATTCTTCTAAACGGGCTGCATCTTTGGTCGGTAGTTTTATTGTTTCCCCATTGCCACTTATTTCCGGTCTTACTGATGGTGGCAAAAATTGGGTATTATTTGTTCTTTTATAATCTTCATATATCGGTTGAGCAAAATTGTCAGGGTTGGCTCTGCTTATCCCGAATAATCTCATTGGTAAATTATCTTTTTTCTCAACCTTGTCACCCCAAATGCCTATTTTAGAAGGTGGGTATTGATTAGTTAAGTCACGATAAAGTTTTGACCTTGTAAGCATCGTATTATTTAGTTCACCCCAAAATGTGTCTGCCTTCTGCTTTGTATAATAAGGCATAGATGCCTTTTCTATTTGTGCTAATGCTGCTGGCTGAACTATGTTGGCAAACATATTTATAAGATTTACCCCATAATTTTGGAAATCACCCCTTTCTACTGCTGTAAGCATAGATGACGTATTGCTAAACACCCCCTGATTTAAGTCCTTTAAAGCGTCTATTTCCAAGCCACCCAAAACTGTATCCCAAAATTCTCCCTGATTTGCTTTTTGTTCCGGGGTCATATCTTCTTCTTTCTTAGCTATCCGATCTGCCATTGTACCCCAATGACCAAACCAACGCATTTGAACATTCAAACCATTTTTTACTTCATCTGGGTTTTTGCCTTGTGCAGCCGCAAATAATTTTGATACATTTATAGTTCCTTGCTGTTCGTAGGTTTGTTCTCCTTCTCTTTCTTTTTTAGTGTCATCTCCTGTATTAGATGGTCTTACTATACCCGCACCAACCAATGATACTATTACTGCCCTTGTAGCCATTCCTACTGCACCATGAGCAAACCAATATTTAGCTTCATTAAGGTCTTTTGCTGCTGATGTATTATCCTTATCCCCAATAAATTTTGTGTACTTGCCAGATTGTTTTAAAGCGGCCTTAACACCATATATTGCTGATTGTAAAAATGCCACTTCCGGGTTAACTAAATTATAATAACTCCAATAAGCATTTGATGGTATTTTTATGTATGGTGATATGGTAACAGCTTTTGCTAAACTACCAATGCCACTTTTCTCCCCACCAAAAGCACGATTTATTACATCATTCAACATATTATCCTGTTGGAATGTAGAACGCTGCCCTTCTTTTATAATAGTATCTCTTATATAGTCTGCTTTTTTACCTGCTTCGGCATCCGATAGCTTTTTTTCCTTATACGCCCGATATGCTTCTTCTCTTGGGAAGTCAATAAATAAATCATAATCAATATCCTTTAATCCCAATGCCTTTGCAAACGCTGCCGCTTGCGCTCCTTCTGCTGCAAATCTTTGTGGCTTATCGCCTAAATTAAGAGTACGGGCTACTATCTCTGCCGGGATGCCTACCGTTGCCTGCAATGATTTGTCTAATGCTTGTTCGCCTGTAAGGTTCTTCTTCCCCTTCATAAAAGCCCATAAATCCCTCCATGCTGTTGCCGGACGTATTTGCTGACCTTGTATTTCTTTTGCGGTATAATCAGCCCTGTTAAGCCCTGTAAAGAATTGCTGAAAAGCCTCTTTTGTTCCTAACCCTAATTTGCTAAAAAATTCCGCTTGGGTAGCACCTGAAACTATATTTGTTTCCGGAGCTATCTTGCCTCCTGAACCATATTTTATCGCTTGGTCAATAACAGTCTTTACTATCCCTACTGGAAGCCTTAATGTTGTTTGGTTCCATATATTATAAATAGGGTTGTTAACCAATGCAGGGATACCCAATGTATTTAACTGCATTATCGAAGTAAGCCTCTTTACTATATTTGGGCGGTTATAAAGAAGTTCATTTAATTCTTTTGACGCTTTGGCTGCCTTCGTCTGTGCTTCAAAATAAGCCTTTCTTGCTTCTTGAGTTCTTTCTGTTCTTGCTTTCTCTGCTGCTTCATCAACAAGATTTGTTTCTTTTACCAATTCTTTCAATCTGGCTGTTTCGGCTTCTGTTAATTCTCCCCGTCCGGTTATATCGGCAATTATTTTTTTAAAGTCGGCATAATCTAAACCACCGCTTTCTACTATTTTTTGGAAAGAACGCCTTACTACTTCTTCTTTCTCTTTATCAGTAAGACCTTTTAATTTATTTCTAAACTTGTCTAATATTTTAGCCTTTATTTCTTCATCTGTAAGTGGCTTTTTCGTTTCTTTATCTTTTAATTTTTCAGTCCACTCTTTTCTGAATTTTTCCCTACCCCATTCTGAATGACCAATTTGTTCTGAAATATAATCAATGGCATCTTCTACCAATTTGGCTACCTTTTCCCCTGCATGATACGCCCGTTTCATCCCTTCTAATGCAGTTGTAATAACTTTGGGCGGAATAATGGTTGAATAAGCTGCGCCACCCTTAAACTCATCTTTTGCCTTGTCGAAAAATTCATCTACTTTTTTTATCCTTGCTGCCCTTGCTTCTGCACGTTCTTTTTTCATCCCCTCTTTCACCTGTTCTTTTATTATGGCATCAAATTCAGGTTCTTTAATCATTTCATCAAAAAACTCTTTCCATGACTTATCTTTAGGTTTTGACCATTCTTCAAATGCCTCTTTTCTTTTGGCATTTTCAATCATTTTTATACCTAATGGAGATTTTTTATAGAAGTAATTAATTGCAGCGTTAAACCTACCACCCTTCCTTCCTGCTTCATCGTATTTTATGCCCACTTCTGCGAACTTCTTTGTAAATGCAAGTTTTTCTTCCGGTGTATTAGCCGATTCTTCCAACTTAGCTAACCTATTCAGGCTTTCAGCATATATTAAAGAATTTACGTCACCGTCAAATTTTTGCGCCTCCGCTAATAATACAGCATCATCTAAGCCATATTTGTCTATAATTGATTTAGCGACTGATTCTGCCTCTTTTTGGCTGGAAGTGTTATACTTTAACCCTTTTTCTTCAAAGCCTTTTTTAGAGGCTTCTGGCACGTTTTCGGCGGATGCCAAATGATTTAATATACCCTTGTCATTTAGTTTATCCTTCCCATCACCCTCATCTACTGGCTTAATTGGTTCGATTGGCGGTTCTTTGCCTTCTCCCGTTTCTGTTTCAGGTACTCCTTTACTAACCACTCCTTCTGTAATGCCTCCTTCCTCTTTGGGGATAGGTATTTTAACTTGGGGTTCTTCATTGGTTATTTTTTCTTCTTTTTGTCCAGCACTCTCTTTGTTGCCCATTCCTTCATTAAGGATTCCCTTTGTTTCGGTGGCAGGTTGTTGATTCTGTCCTTTAGATTCTGTTTCATATTTTTCAATTAAATTGGTTACATATTTTTCATCAGCCATTGCCTCTTTTTCAATATCGGCTTGATTGTTAAGAAATTCTAATTCATCAGCAACTTCTTTTAGATGTTCTTGGTAAAACTTTTCTTGTAGTTTCTTTTCATTGTATTCAGTGGAGTATCTTTCTAAATATGCCTTACCTGCATCTAATCTTGTGTTATGATTCCCGATAACTTCCATTAAAGCATCCTTAATTTCACTTTCAGGGATTTTTTGGTCATGAAGTTCCCATAAATTATGAGCAAGTTGGTCTAATGATTCTGCTTTCTTATCTGAATAATCTCTTGCCTTTACTTCACTTGACTTTAATTCCCTTGCGCCTGTGTTTAAAGATGCCCTCTTTACTGTTCCGGCAACTTCATTAATTGCATCTTCGCTAACCTTGCCGCCATTCGCTATATATTCCAATGCTACCTGTGCTGCATCGGTTGGCGTATCAACTTCCCTTACTTGTGCAAATATCTTTTTAGCATCTGCCCTATCCAAAGCATTTTTAGTAAACGTCTTCTCTCCCTCTACACCACCACTACCTGCTTTATCCACTACTCCTTCATCTACTACTACATCCTTACCTGATTGCTGTTCGGTAGGTGGTGGTACATTTTCACCAACAGGTATTCCTTTTTCATTTGTTCCTTCTATTGGTACGGATAGGTTGGGGAGTTCTTCTGTGGTGGTATCTTCTTTTTTGTCTTTTATATTTTCTTCAAAATACCTTTTCTTTAAAGTTTCTTCTCCATAAATCTTTGCCGCTTCGGGAGTATCAAATGAACGGTTAAGAACTTCATGTTCTCCTTTTTCGTTTACTATTAATGGGGTGAATTTACCTTCCGTTCCTGAAGGCTGTGTTTTTACTGTGCTTCCTTTTGGTACTTCTATTCTATCCTTTTCTTCAGGGGTTAAATCCTTAAATTCCTTACCGCCCAATTCAGATTGAAGTAATACCATATTGGTATCGTGCTTTTCCGCTTGATCTAAAATAGATTGCTTTAAAGTCTTGTCAGCTATGCCTGCGGCTTTTCTTTCAAGTATTTTTTTATTGATAGCAGTAATCATGTAATCCTGTTTCTGCTTATCGGTCATTTCGGTTTTATCCAAATCCTTTTTTATACTGGCAGCATCTTCTAAATTCTGCAATCTTTCTGCTTCTGTTGCTTTTAGTTCAGGTTTAATGGCTGATTGTTCGGTAATTATTTTCTTATACAATTCAGGATTGCCAGCAACTTCCATTAATATCTTTCCATCAATGCCACTTGACTTACCTTTTAATGCCATCCCTGCCAGTAACGGTGTTGTAAGGAATGTGGATTTAAAGTCTTTCACATACTGCGTTGCAATATCCATTACACCCATGTCGTTCTTGTCAAACAGGGCATCTAATGTATTGTGGAAAGCCCCGAAAGCCGTTATTGTTCCTGCTACCTTAGTATTTTCTTTTACTAAATCTCCCAATAAAGAAGTAGTCTTATCTAAAAGCGTTTTCTTTGCCTCTACTGCCGTTATTTCTTTATTAGTGAATTTGTTCACCACATCTACAATATCACCTTTAAGGGTCTTTGAAATTCCTTTTGCGGCATCTCCTTTTGGTATCAAATGCCCTAACATCATATCCCCTGCCGTTGCTATTGCTGTGTATGCGTATTGCTTTGTTGGGTCATCTGGGAATAGTGTCAATGCCTTGTCTTTATTTTCACCTTCAAATAATAACCCGTTGGCTATAAACTCCCCTCCTTTAACCCCGCTCAATGCTGCGCCGCCAGCCATCATTGGTATAACAAAACCTGCCAAATTACCCGTACCCATTGATACTTCATGTAGAAGGCTTTTAGGTACTAAAGCAGCGGTGGAAGCATCTGACTGAAGTTTACTGTATAATCTTTCCTTGTCGCTAAATACATTTGCAACATCTACCACATCTTCTACTGACCTTGCAACGCCGTGTATTGTTTTATTGAAGGCATTTTGAGTTGATTCCAAAAGGCCCGGAGTTTGAATAGGACTTTCTTCCACGAAAGCACCAAAGGCAGTCCTACCCGTACCTCTTTTTATAGACTGCCATACCCCTAAATCATCACGTATCTGTGTTTGGTAAACTAATTTATCCTGTTCGGTCATCTTGCCTTCCCTTACAAGTTTATCCACTAACTTATCTGTTCCTTCTTTTGTTGGTATATTGGCAAACCAGTTATTTATTCCTTCGTCCTCCCGGCCTTGCGAAATTTTAGTAGCAACTTCTTTCTTTGCAAATTCCGGGTAATTAAAATATAAATTGTTCTTAGCTTGGTCATATTTTTCTGCAAATTCCGAGTCTTGTTGCGCCCTTTTTATTACATCTGGGCTATTAAGAAATTCGTTTACTATTTCGCCTTCGTAAGCATTAGGCAATCTTGCATTGCCTAACTTTTCAATCTGTCCTTTTATGGTTGGGTTTTGAGCAGATGCAAATTTTAGAGCTGCTTCGTTTGCATCTATTGACGTACTTATTGCATCGTCAAAATCAACGCCATATTTATACTTCCTGAACGCTAACTTTTCTGCTTTATTTTTTGGGTCTAAATTTTCTGCAATAGATTCAAGCGAAAACTGCGAAAGGTCATTATCTACCTTGCCTTCTGTTTCCAGTATTGTTGGGTTTTCTAATTTCAGGTTAGCATCTTTACTACGAAGTTTCTCTATAAGATAACTTTTTGCATTGTTCTCATCTTGGAAGATATTGTTAAGAATTATATCAGAATTTTCTTCTACCCTATCAATGGCTTTTTTACGCTTCTCTTTTGGCAAAGATGTATTAAGTAATTCTTTTTGTTTTTCTTTGGCAGAGTTAAAATCATCAATTCTTTGATTAACCGGCTTCGTATTATCATCAACAAATGTCAATGAATTAAATTCCGATGCTTTTCCTTCTCCTGCTGAATTTCTTAACTCATAAAAGTTTTTAACATTATTAGCTTTTGTGACTGCTGCAATAGGATTTGATTTGTATAATTCAAGAAAACTTTTTTTGCTATACGGGTAGGCCAATTCACCGTTCTGTTGTAACACACTTCTTTGTTCTGCTTCTGGTGGCAGGTCTGAAAATGTTTTTGTCAACAACTGAATATCTTCATCGCCATAACCCATATCTTTTAATTGGTTATGAATTTCCTTCGATTTAGCAATGGATTCAAAGTCGGGTGATTTTATAATCTGCTGCCCACCCTTGCCACTTCCGGGCATAGCTGTTTCTTTCACCTTTTTAGACAAGGCATCCGCTTCCTGAATTTTACCTATAACATCATCTTGCTTATCAATTTTCTCCTGTGTTATCGTAGGTATTGTACCATCTAAGCCGCCAGCCAAAGGCTCTTTTGATAAAGGCTCGGAAGGTTCTTTTTTTTTTAATGGTACGGCTTGTGGGTTTTCTTTAAGGAAAACTTGTGTTTCTTTTACGGGTATATCAAAAGTATCTTTACCCATTTTATAAGAAACAACTTCCATTGCATTTGGGAAGTCTTTAAGAAATGAAGCTGATTCTTTTTCAGGTATTTCGTAAATGCCTTTATCTGTCTTATATGTCTTGGGATAGGCCATTAATTCCTTTTATATTTACTCCAATCTTTTTTGGGTTCTATATTGTTTTCTTCTTTTTTAGCCTGTTCTACAACCTCTCTTTTTTCTTTCACTCCCGGTTGTGCTTTTAGATTTGTTCCTTCAAAAGAAAGAGTAGTTATCTCTGTCTGTGGTGATTTTTCTAACTTGCCGCCTTCTACTTTATAAACCTTATAATTATCTCCATCCTTTGCAAGTATCACATTTGATCCGCCCTCATATATATCGTACCCCGCCCCCTCTACTGCCTGTTTAATAGCCGCCTGTTCATCGTTGGTAAGTGAATTAAACCGGGTAAAATCAAACCCTTTAGCTACATTCACCTCTATTTTATCACCTATTCTTTTATACAGGTTATTTATTTTTACATCATCTCCATCTTTTCCTGAACCAGTCCGTATGCTTATTCTTGGTTGGGGTGGTAAATGTGTTCTTGACGAAACGTAAGGCTGAACCAATCCATTATCTGCAAGTACCTGACTAAAATAAACCCTTTTCAAATCATCTTCTGTTCCGGGGTCAACCTGTATGCCTGATTCTATTTTGTGTTTCTGCCAATCCCCTTCAAATTGATATTTTAGTTCATCGTTATAAAGAATAGCATCCATTGTTTTTTGGGGAACAACTACCATTTGTTTTGTTACCCTTCTTCCTTTGTCATCTACTTCTTCATAATCCTGAATGGTTCCTTTTAATGCTACTCTTGGTTTTGCTCCTTGTGGCACTAATCCTGTGTTCGGGTCTGCTTGCAATGGCTGTCCTTTCTCATCAACTATTTGCGCCCAAAATGGTACATTGGTTGTATAGTTAATTTGAGTTTTGTCGGGTGCTTGTGAAAATAATTCTCCCTTTTCGCCCCCCTTCTTTAACACATCCATCAACCCTTTATTACCTTTAGAATATTTCCATGCGTTTTCCGGGTTTAATATCCTGTCCAAAGCATTTGATTTTGTTCCTATTTTCATTTGGTTGAAAGAAGTAGTTCCATCTTCCCCCTTTATAAGATAGTCGTTATCAAATTCTGTTTGAAGGTCTGACAACACTTTTTGAACATCTAAATTAGGGTTTGTTTCTGCTGCCTTCTTTGCCAATGCTTCCTGTTCATCCAATGCTGATTTATAAGTAACATACCCTTGTGATACGGGGGTCAATTTTTGTTGAAGTTCAAGGTATAGTTGGTCTGGCGGAAGGTTTGTTTTACCCGCATACTCATTCCTAATACCCAATAACTGTTGTGTGGCAAGTGAATTTGCTTTTTGAGAAGATGACTGATATTTTGATGGGTCTGTGGCATCATCAATCATTTTTAGTTTACGATATTTGTCAGCCTCTCCTTGTTTATCTTTATCCGCTTTTATCTGTTGATTAAATTCTCTTTCTTGTTGCGTTAATTGCAATGCCTTATAATGGTCATCGTAATTCATAGGAACGAATGACCCACCGTAATCTTGTAACACAGCACCTCTTCTGCTCATTAGTTATAATTATTGTCTGTTTTTTTTATTAAAAAAGAAAAACTTGCATACTTTATTTTAAAAGTATTATCATCTAATTTATCACAATAATTTGCACATTCCAATAATAAATAATTATAATCAGATTCTATTAATGCAACAGTATAGTTCTTTTCATAACTACTTTTTACGCCACATTGAATAAGTATATCAATTACGTTGTCTAATATATAGAATGGAGACATTAATAAATGCGTTTAAATTGTACATCAATCTTTGAATAATCCACAGCGAGATAGCCGCTTACGGTCATAAATGAAGCCTGCGGAACTTCTTCAGCCATAACCCCACTATATCTGTCATTACTACCTAAGTAACTAAACTCATAAATATTTATTCCGCTTGGTGATTGGCCAATTACATAATAATTATGTTTAAGCCTCTTATCGCTCATACCACCCATCATTCCGCCCCCTCCTCCGCCACCTGTTCCACCTACCGCCCCGCCTATTGCGCCTCCCATCATTGCGCCATAATTAGATATATCCTGACCTCCCTGCTTTCTTGCTTTGTATTGGGCTGTTATAATGTTAACTTGATCTTGCCAACGTCTTACTTCATCATCAAAAAGTTTATCATGTTCTTGGGTCATCCCACCGTATGCTTGGTTTAGATTATTAACTTTATTATAATAATCCTGTCCCTCCTGCATGGCTAAATCATTAAACTGACTTCCTTGTTGGCCTTGTATGCCTGCACCTAACGCCAACGCCTGACTGCTATCAGTAACGTTTCTGTTTATATTACCCATCGCATTTGCGCCTGCCCCATAGATATTTCGCTCTCTTGATGCAGCACCCGGCATACGGCTATTTAATAAGGTTTGGGCTAATCCTAATGTTTTTGCCGCATAGGGAGAAGACGTATAACGTGGGTCTTTATCTTTTAATTTAGACATTTCCTTATCCCACTTCATTCCTGCAACTATGCCGAATATTGTACCCACTGTTCCCAATCCGCCCTGTATGCCAGCTTGTGATATTTGTCCTGCCATAACTTAATTATTTATATGTTTATTAAAAACCATCATTCCGTTTGGTGCATCACATAGGTAATAAAACCCTGCGTTTAACATCATTTTTTGGGAAGGTTCATTATCCTTTGCTACGCTTGCACAAACAAACTTCACATCAAAACCTTCCGAAAACCTTGTCAGCCCTTTTATTGCTTCTGTACCATACCCTTTTCTTTGATGTTCAGGATGGGTATAGCAAAAAACCTCCATCACTTTATGTTCTGTTGGTGGGCAGATAAAGCCACATTCCAAAACTTCTTCCCCGTTATCTCCTGCCACCCATATCGTATAAAACTTATGGTCTTTTAACGGAGCCTCTTTCATTTTATTGATACCAAATTCTATTATGTTACGTTCATCTTCATCGGTTTTTACATGACCTACCCTGCTATAAACCCGGCATAGTAATTCCTGATAATTAAGGGGTCTTATATGTAATCTTTCTGTCCTAATCAAAATTATATGAATTTAATTAATTCACTTTTAAACATTTACGTTACCGCTACTTGGAGTGAACGAAATATTAAAGTACTTCAATTCTACCGGCCCTTGTCCACTTATTGTAAATTCAGCCATAAAATACATTGTTACCCCTCTCATTCTTTCTGCTGTCAACCTTCCAGTTACTACATTCCCTGTGGCTGTTGGCTGAATGATATTCCTTAAAATTGGTGCGTTCCATACCCCCTCAAGGCTTCTGAACTGGTAATCTACTAAATCACTTATCTGCTGATAAGGGTAGTCGTTATATAGGTACAGGTAGCTGGGCTGTTGGTTTGCCTCAACGGCTGCTGTATTGTAGCTTTTGGGTACACTTGGGAACTTATTTGAAACAAACATTATCTTGGGCTTGTACTGAACCCCGTAAAATTCACATTGGTTGCCGTATTGATTATGCAGGTATAATTGGCCGTCTTTAAATGAGTAAAGTTGATTTTGCAGGGCAGCAAATCCTTCAGGGTTAAAAGAGTAACTGCCTAACCAACGGTCATTTTTAAGGTCATACACAATAGTTTTCCCCCTGAAGTCAAGTATATCAAATGGGTAAACTACCTGTTGCTCTGCGTCTATGTTGCTATTGAAATAAGGTAAATATCCCTTTGGAGGGTCGGCTGCAAGTTTGGGGATTGAGAATAGTACTTCGTCATGTGCCGGGTCAACTACTGAAAATACAAACGGCCTTCCACCCAATGCTTCTATCTCTGCTGTTGTCAGTGAAAGATATTCTGTCGCCCACAACTTCCAGAACCTTTGCATTTTGTAATTGGATATTGGGAATAGCCCGTTTGCGCTATATTGAATTATTCTGCCATTGTTAGCATCAAACCAAAAAACAAGGCCACGATACTCTGTAACACTTTCGGGGTTTATTGTCCCAAAACTTCCCTTCAATACATTGACGGTTCCTATTACATTTGGTGCAGAAGCGATAAAGGCATTTTGAGCGGCCCCGACTAACTGAACTTCTCCTAAATACAAAGACGCTGTTTCTTGGTCGCCAATAGCAAGCATCACATTTCCTTGTTCCTGAACCTTACTTGTTTGCTGTAATTTATTTAGTACGCCTAATGCCAACGGCAATATCTTTTCATCCAAAGCATCGAATGTACTTAGCCCATTTGTTTGGCTTCCCTCAATGATAACATTGCTATATTGTACGGCTGTTACTTTTCTTACCTGTTCTGAATTTATTACGAAGTTTGGCTCTCCGCTATTCGTATTCCATTGCTTCCAGTATTTAGCAATGGGTGACATATTCTCTGCGTTGTAGCTTCCTGTTGGGGAGAACCTGCCAAACCTATAAACATCACCATAAATATTCCCGGAAAGACTACCATAGGTTCGGGTAATATCACCGGGATTATTGATAGCAATAGTAAGTCCTGTTGTCCAAAATGGTTCTGATACCTGCTCTTTGTAAGGAGTGTAAATCTCAAAGATAATATTTGGCTGTGTTACAAAACTGCCTAAATCCTGCAATGTTGTTATGACGTATCCAGCATCCTGTGCTATTACGGCAAGTGAATATGTTGTAGCACTTGCGCTCTGCCATATTTTTAAAATATCATTACTACCCGGCTCAAAGGCATATCCCATCCCTTCCGAATTAAGATACGAAAGGTCAAAAGCCAATCCGTATGCAGAACTTATGTACGTGTCTTGGTAAGATATTTCACCTGTTTCAGGGTCTTTTATTGCGTATTTCATGCCTGCTGATTTAGCCTGCATAAAAAAACGGGTACGGAGGTTTTTCGTTATAACTATTTCGTAATAATAAGCATCTTCAGGTATCTCATTTACTGCATTTGCATTTGATAAAGCCCACGCAACATAATAGTAGTATGTGCTATCTAAATAATTCCTATCGGGTACGGTAAACCGCATATTATCGTTAGTAAAGACATTCCCTATAACCCGCTTATAAAGGTCACGGAATATAATACCCACTTGGTATGTACTTGCGCTATGAAATGATGGGTTTTGATAAGGGGTATGGTTAGTTTCAGATATAAGATTTATTGATAAAGAACTAAGTGTTGGCGTATCATACCCTGAAACATTATTCCCTAAGAACAGTCTGCTTAATGCAGTTTCAAGCGTCTTTGAAAGTATGGGTACACTATCGAATGGCTTTACTGAATAGGCCGCATCCAATGCTATCCCGATACGGTCATTAAGGAAAATATAACTAAGGGGGTCAATACCCGCATTGTGGTTCGCTATCTCTGTTGCCTGCGCTGCTATTCTTTTATCCCATGTTTTAATAATAAAGAAAAAGGGGCTTCCCGCATACCTTACACAAAAATCAACCGTTTGAACGTCTTGTGAAATATGTTCTGGATTGCCGGAACCATCAACGGCCACAATCTCTACCGCATTGTATGTATCTGTAATGCTGTTATAATTAACGAGGGTTGAAATCGGCGATAATACACTAATCTCATTGTCACGGAAAGTATAACGCCATGCAAATTGTCCTGCGAAGTCAGGAAGGAAATTATAGGTAACTCCGCCTACTGTGTCCTTATTTGCGCTAAGGGCATAAGACGGTGGTTTTCTTATAAGAGATATAACGTCTGCTTCAAGCGGATTTGTATAAGCCGTTTGGTCTGTTGAATAGGATGGGTTATTCATTTTAATAGCCGCATCAATATTCAGTTTTCTTGGCGAATTATCGTTATCAGTCCAATAGGCTACGCCATTCACAACCCTTCCGTGTATAAGGCTGTTTTTTGCAAAGTTTAATCCACCAGTTACTTGTGAAGATAAAAGGGCGAGATATATTGTATCATCTGTCCGGTCATAGACTTCTATCTTATGTTGGGTTGTATTTAAGTTATAGTAAAAGTAAATAATTCTGTTTCCTACAATATCAATTATGTTTCCTATTTCAATGAATGAAACGGATGGCGAAGGAGTGGATATTCTTAAAGTTCCGCCCACGCTTTCAAGTGTTGCTGTAACTCCCTTATCGGTGCTGCCTGTCCTGAAATCTGAAAGGTTTACCCAATGATTTATACCTAACGCAAATGGTGCGTCTTCGGCATTTAAAATACCGCCATTTTCCCCAAGCTGCCCAAACCATTTTTTTTCCTTTTCAATACCCATTATGGTGGTGTTATTTCTGTTGAAATTATGTCATCTTCATTAACTAAATAAAATGTCGTTCCGCTTATTACCATAAATGGTATTGATTTTTTTTCATCAAACCATACCGAACCACCAACTAATGTAACATCACATAAATCGTTTACCCTCTGAACATACCCAAAGTTCAATGCTTTACCCGTAGGATTAATACTTGCCGAACTTGCCGACTTGGTAACAATCACTTTCCCTTTTGGTAATATAATATCGGTTAACGCCATTTAAAATTATCAATAAGTGAATATATAAATTGCACCTACGCCTCCTAATCCACCTGCACCACCAAGCCCTGCATTTTGTCCTGTACCTCCGCCGCCTCCACCGCCTCCATGAGAACCGCCTGCCCCACCTGCTGCTCCTGATGTAGCTGCCTGAACTGTCGAACCGCCGCCCCCTCCTCCTGCACCACCCCTGCCTGAATCACCTGCGTTTCCTGCTGTTCCTGCTGTTGGTGCTGCACCACTTGTACCTGCTGCACCACCACCACCTGTTACAAATGAATTTGAAGCCCCACCTGCTGTTGGCTGAACTACTGCCGGAACGTTTGTGTGACCTCCGCCACATCCACCGCCACCCCCACCGAATAAACTTGAACCTCCAATACAGTTAGCGGGAACGTTTGTATGCCCGCCACCACCTGCACCACCGTAACAGGCATTGTGTGTAGTTATAACAGTTATAGGCCCACCCGAACCTGCACATGATGGATTTGCTATGGTAATTGCCGATGTTCCCGGGCCTCCTCCTACACCAAAAGCCGCAGTACCAACTGCACCTGCTGATGCTTGTCCACCGCCACCGCCGCCGCCTCCCGCAAGTGCTGAAATATCGCCACCTTTTCCGCCGCCGCCGCCAAATGCCTGAAGCCTTACTGTTGTACCAAAATTTGTAGTCCCGCCTATCCCACCATTACCTCCCAAAGCACCTGCCGCACCCGGTACACCTGCTGTCCCTGCTGCACCTACACTAAAGTTTTCTGTGGAAGAAAGGTCTGATGCTTTAAATATTCTACGATTGTATGCACCACCACCTCCTCCTGCACCACCGGGGGCTACTGTTGCGGTAGCAAGTGAAGCACCTGCACCACCGCCTCCTCCACCACCCCACATAACCACTTCAACAAATGAAGGAGTAAATGATGTTGGCTTAGTCCAAACCCCTGCACCGGCAGTTAATTGTGATTGAACATCGGTAGCAGTTAGACCGCTTGTTACAAGTGTACCTGCCGCATTGTACCTGTTCCACTTTGTACCGTCATATTGCACCATTTCGTATGGAAGAAGCGTGCCACGCCATACATCATCAGAAGTTGTACCGTCAAAATGTTGAACTGTGATTAAGTTTGAATAAGTTGCGTTGGCATTGAATATCGTGATTGTCTTTACTTGCCTTTGGGTTGAAGCCAAAGGCGCAGCGACAATAGTTAATGTTGCGCCGCCAGCCGTTGCCCCGTTTGAGTTTGTTCTACCGGGTGTAAAGGCTGTGGTTGTTTGGTCAGCCCAATTAGCCTGAATATCTATATCCACCGCCGTTGCTGCGCTGTAAACTATTCTTACTATATCCGATGTTGATGTTAATAACATAAATTATATTTTTAAAACCCTATTGACAACCTTGCCATAACTTGTGGTTGTGTCAAACCTGACCCGCCAGTAACAGCTTGCCAGCTAAAATCATCCCTTAAATATTTACTCCCATCAGGCGTTCCTGTAATTGTTGTTTTTGCTGCATCCACTACCCCGTTGTCAATAGTCCAAGTAGCACCGGAAGCCGTTACTGTAATATCTCCTTTATCTCCGTCTGTTATACCTACCGCTGGTACTATCCTTTGCATAAATATTAGTTAATAGTAAAATAATAATCACACGAACCGCTAACCACTAAATGAATACTCCTGTTTGCTAATACCAATATTTTTGTATCGCTTTCAAATGCTTCATTTGCATTTATTGATACCTGATATGGCATAATAGCTACCTGACTAACGCCTTCTTCAATTATATAAACTGTTGCCGATATTGCTCCTCCGGTTTTATTAACCAGTATAAAAGAAACAATTTCCGATGGTATATTGGCAACCACCTGATGTATTGAACCACTCGTATTGCCACTTATAACAGGCATATTAAATGTGTTTCCAAAATTTTCTTGATATTATATTTTGTATTGTACTCCAACTTACACCATATTGGTTTATTTTAAATTTCTTAGAACTTAATTCCGGCGGTATAGCTGCGCCTAATTATATTTTGAACATCGCTCTTTGTTAAAGGATTTAGCCTTGCACGAAGCAGCCTTTTTTGATTATAAAAGCCTCTCCCTTCCGGCGAATTATCATTGTTTGCATTACCGCTTCTTTTCCATTCCTGATAGGCCCTTATTGTTTGGAAGGCTGCGTAATCTATTTGCGTTGCAGCATCTACTGACTGCCCATCAGAAATGTACATAAGGATAATATTCGTGTCGGTGAAATTATCCGTCATCTGTATCTGCCTCCTTTCTTTTACTACTTTATACCCAATAGCCGTTCCCCCATGCGCCCCAAATCTACGCCCTGTGAACTCTCCGTAATCATCTACATTCCAATAATAAGCCCACCCAGCGGGGAATCCATAGAATGTACTGAACCCCGTATTAGTTGTATCTTGGTCTTGTACATAAGGTTCAAACACCCCTGTTGTTGTGTTGTGTACCCTTATAGGTGTAAGCCATTCCTGTTTTGGAAGTGGGAATAACCCCCATCCTTGCGGAACACTTACTGATACATCATCTACGAAGTCGTCCGGTAGATTGACTTCGGCATACGACCCAACGGGAAGATTTACGGTATTAACAATTTTAAGAGTATCTAAATTTAATTCCCTTAAACAAGTAGCTCCATGATAAAGCATCTCTGGATAAAAATGTATAGGCAAGCCATCTTCTAACAAGGCCCTTCTGCAAATCTGGTCTATGGTGGTTAGATTCATTGTTTACAGTGATTGCTTTTGTTGGTTAGGCAATATTCCTTTGTTTTCTGCTACCGTTGCGTCAACTGTTTTATCCGGGATAGGCTGTGTGCTGTACATTTGATAAACCTGCTTAATTACCTCCCATTCATACTCTGGTGGCAGGGGCAGCATATCATAATCACCGTATTGAGAAATATCCATAATGGCTAATCTCATTGCCAATACCACATCAGGGAACAGTGCTTTAATATCCTTTGTGAAGTAGAGTTTATCTCCAAAGTTTTCATACCCAACCTGCCCTAAAAGGTCATTAAAAAGCGGCTGTGATTTTATTAATGCCCCCTGTCCCATCTGAAGGGGTATAAACTCATTATCGTAATCGTAGTTGCTGCTTGTTGTGTATTTTGGATAAACAGCCCATACGCCCATATTACGGGGCAATTTTAAAGGTTTCACGGGGAGCGTTGCCTGACTTTTCCCATTACTTGATTGAACCTCAATACCTTCATATAGGCCCAATACGCTACCGTTAGGGATTGTTTCGCCCAAAGACCCGTTTACAGTTAGATAATCCGTCTTTAAAATAGCATTAATTACCTGCCCACAGGCAATCTTAATTTCTGGCAAGCTAAGGCTGGATGCGGCTTTTGGGTCGCCTCCTTCAATGAGCGACAAGGCTTGTTCCGATAAACGGTATATGGTAACAACTGCCATTATATCCTATTTACATTTTGGTAATTTTCCATAGTTTTTGCCTCTGCCCAGTGTTGCATATCTTCCGCCCGTAGATTTATCCCCATTGGCTGTAAACTCTTGATAATCAAAGATTGTATTTCTGTATCACGCCATTCTAATTGCGTTGAAGCGTTTTGGTCATAAACGATTACTCTGCCTGAAATAACGGTGTAAGCAAATACCGGCTTTATTGGGCGGCGTAAGTATGTAACATTCCCGTTGTAGGCGTTTACGGGGTATAGTCTAAATGTACGGGGAGCAGTTTGTTCTCCTATAGGACTTGTAATTGTTACAGGGTCAAGTTGGGAGTTTAGCCTGTCTGCCCTCTCATCTTCATTGTATAATTTTACAGGGTAGTAAATTGTACGATTGCTTACCTGAAAATATATTTGCAGGTCTAAAAGGTCAAGGTAAGTTGTGTCCGGTACAATTACATATCCAGATACTTGCGTGGTAAAGTTGTAAACAGACCGAAATGGGGAAAGGGCATCTTTGACAAGTTGGGATGTAGCGTATTTTGGTTTCAAATCCGAATACAAAGCCATCTGCCCTATATCTAAACAGTTTTCCAGTTCCGGGATAGTGTAATACGACCCCGTGAACTTATTGATATAGAAGTTTAGTTCGTTGAAAACGTCCTGTAAATCCACTTGGCATAAAAGTTTGCCAAATATAATTTTTGTTTTTTAATTCACTTTTCGCCCTAAAACCTGACTTTGATTTAAAATAAGGAACGGCTTACCATTAATTTCATATTTCTGTACTTTGGCTGGATTGTAGTAAATAGTGTGACCTGATTTAGCAGATATTTTTTTAAGATTGGTTCGGGGAGAACCTATGTGTAGTACTTCAGATGATTTTGAAATTCTGGTTGTCTTATATTCCGGTTGGGTGAATAACCTGTTTTCGGCGAAGCGGGAAGCCATCACAAATCCATTTATCATTATAATTTCTTCTCCCCTGATAATGGCAAATATCTTGGATATGTCAGCAAGCCAGTAATCTTTCCCTTTATAATTAATTCTATTTCTGTATAGTATTTCCCCTTCAGGATGCTTTTGATAAAAGTCATAAATAACACTGAATGAAAATATTAATTGGTCGCCCGGCTGTATTTCATCCATACTAAACCCTTGTTCTTTTTTTTCTTTGGTTATTTCTTTTGGGAGTGAATATACTGTACCCACGATATTAACGAGGTCTTCTAAATGCACGGACGTTCCTTGTTCAATAGCAAATCTTTTTGTTAATGAACCAAAGTCTTTAGTGTACTTTGAAGTTACGGTAACAAATACTTTATCTTGCGGTGATTGCAGCATCATTTATTTTAAATTTAGAATATCTTTTAGGTTGTGTTTTTATCCTGTTGAAATAATAAAATTCAGCCATTGCCATAAATACTTGCTCTACTTCCATTTTAGCCCCGGAAAGCCCCGGAAAAAAGTTTCCATGAAGGCATCCTGCATAAGTTAACCAAAGATTATATCCGGGTATTGGCGTATTTACCAATCCTCCTTCTCTTGGCGAAGTAACTAATTTCCCAACGTAATGAGGGAAAGCCTTTTGAAGTATATAGAAACATAGTTCCCCGTTTTCATTTGGCTCCCTGTATGTTATAAAGTTAATCATCCCTTATATAAATCTTTTTCTTGTATGCCACATCCTGCATTGTAATTAACTGTTTGTCCGGGATGGTTAGCACTATAACCCGGATGCTGTAAAGCTACAAACGGATAACATATTTTATGGTTACTTTTTAAATCGCAAATGGCATTATCAATGTGAGCCTTTTCAGGTACAGATAAGAAAGCGTCATAAAATGAACTATGCACGATATACAACTGAAAACCCGTTAATAGGTTTTGACTTGGTGGCATTACGTAGGTAGCAGCAACATATACGGTATAATCTTGTGGCTTATTGCCCAGAAAATATTTCCATGCGGTTGGGTGGGTAAACATAACGTCATCTTCAGCTATGGCTATTTCTTCCATTCCCTTTTCTTTTGCCATTCTTACTAAACTCTTATGTGCTAAGTTTATATTTTCAAAAGGCAGTTTCTTTGGGTATATTTCGGGTTGGATAATTTCATAGTCCGTTATACCTTGCGTTGCTAACTCCCGCAACAATATTTCTTTTCTTTCAAACCTTCTTGTATCATGCAGTATATGTAGTTTCATACCCAATCACATACGTTTATCTTATTACTCAATGCCGTTGTTCCGGGGTTCCCTTTTGGGTAATAATTCAACCGATATTTGAATGAATTTAAAATATCTCGTATGCCGTAAATATTTTGCGCTCCTTCTTCTGTGTCGTGTACTACAATTACATCGGCATTATCTTTATGAAGTTCTATTAAATCTTTTCTTTGTTCACCGGGTGCTGAATCAATAAATAATATATTTGGCTTCCATAAATAAACATCCATGTAATTTGATACTTTTACTACAAAAGGGAATTTATTACAGTAGTATTCCATATTCTCATAACTACCAAAGAATCTTTTTTGTCGTTTACATTCTTCATATAACATAGGGGTTGAACCTGCACCACTCCCCAGTTCCTGTACATTACCATCTGTATTATTTAAAGCCAACCATAACATAGGCAAATGACTTGAATAATCATCTGTTCCTATCCAATCGTGTGGGCAATCAATGTATTCGACTGTTTTTGTCATTTTATAAAGTGTATTGCAGTTTTCCATTCTCCTCCTTCGTTTTCAAAATCTTTATGGTCTGCCTGTGAGAAAACTTTGCTTTCGTAATCGTTTAATAATTCTGCTGCTTTTGGGCAAACAAAAACATAATCCTGAAGCCAGTTATCCGTAATTAAAGTCAAAGACTTTTTTAATGACAACGCCTTTACAATTACCTCAAAACGATAAGCGTCATCATTTATAATTATGTCAGGTTCACAACCTTCAGGTATAGCACAATAATATTCATCTTGACCACTACAATCATTACATGGTCTGTTTATGTACCATAGATTATAAGCATCTGAATTTGCAGCAATAGTAGCGCACTTATCTAACCATTCAGGATTCCTTTCAACTATATACAATTCTTTACACTTTTTTGCCAGCCAAATGTCCCCCATGCCAGCACCAAACATTAGTACAACTTTATCACTCCAATCTTGTTGTTTTATCCAATCCAAACAACCCCATGTAAACCAACACTCCACTAAATTATTTTCGGGGTCTATTCTTTGCCCAAAACTTAGTTGTTCTGTATTCATAGTAATTGTTTATAAGCGTTATAAAATTCAACCATCCAATCCAAATTATCATCAGGATATTTTATTTTAAATAATTCGTAAACCTTATTAAAGTTTTCTTCGCTTGTCAATGGTCTTGGTAAGTGAGCATCAATAATATCGTATGGATTAAAGTTCTGCCAGCTATCTCTATCTGCCCTTTGTTTTGCAAAGCAACTTGTACCGTCTGACCTTTTATGGAAAGTTATAGGTTTATTACTTAAATCTAAATGCCTTTTTATTTTCCATTGGTCCAAACTCCATTGCTCCCCCCTTATATTAGTTCCTTCTATTGGATTAATTAATTCTGCGAGATGCTCCTGATAGCTTTTATTAATTTCCATTACATTTATCCACTCATGTACCGGCATCGAAATAAAACACATCGGGTACTGGTCTGTTGGTGTTAAATCTTGTCCAACTACATGAATACATCCATCATCCAACTGTTTGAAATAATCGCTAAATACGCAAAGGTCGCTATCGCCAGTTATCATGGTTTCGTTTTTATCCAACATTGGTATAGCTGCACCAAAAATTCTACTCACTTGCGAAAATGTAGGTATCCTTTTTTCTTCTGCCTGAAACTCATACATCTCACAACTATTGACACAATACTTGTACGCTAAATCTAATTTTTGGTTATCGCCACTCGGAACGAATACGATACACTTTACTCCTATCTTGTACCAACTATAAACAGAAAATGGTAAAGGCATTGCATAAAAATCATGTTCTGTTGCGGAAAGTACTGCTATCATTTATTTAAAATTAAATAATATTTTATTTAAACAGTTTCTTAATTGAATAATATCTTCTTTTGTTAATTCTATAACCGCAATGTGTTCCATATACCCTGTTGACAATTTATCTTTTGGTATTGATAATGTGCATTTATGTGGGAGTGCTTCATAAACATGAAGTTCTCTGTCACTGCTAATTCTTATGTCGTAGTTTACTGTCATAGTCCTCCAATAAAAAATAAAACCTCTTTAGGATTGTGTCCTGTGTCTTTGTATGCCTGATAATTTCTATCCTCCCCGCACGTTGTTATACCCATCTTATGTAAAATCATTGAGGCGGCAGATTGGTCTTGCCGGGAGAATCGAAACTTAGGATGCAGACTATCGTTTAAGTCATGTACCCTATTCCCCCCAAATAATCCTGCTTCTCTATATTCTTCCCACTTAGTAAAAAACTCTTTGCCTTTTGGATTTTCAATATTTATACCGACCAATCCGGTTGCAAATTCTGGAACATCATATAATGCTTCCCTACTTACTCCCGCTACTGATAATAGCCTATCTGTTGCTGTTTCTGCCAATGAATAGCCACTTTTAAAAAAGTACAAGCCAAACTCATTAACGTAATCAAATAAAGGCATTGGATTTTTTACACACCAGAACGAAGCGTCTGCCCATACAGCTACTTTGTACCCATCATTAAATACTTCTTTAAAGCAAAATGGCTTGAAATTATACTGTCCATCCCCGCCATGTTCAGGACAACCATCAGGATAATTATTTCTCCAAAATTTCATATCTCCTGCCCATCCTTCATAGTAAAGGCTACGTTCTAAACGGTCAATTCCGGCGACATAATGCCCTCCTATTCCTGCGCTAATTAATATCGGCTTTACGCCATCAGTTAAGTCCATTATTTACAATTTAAAGTATTCATATCCACTATCAGTCTTTTCAAATCCTACCTTACCTTCATCTATAAGTTCAGTTAAGGCTTGACAGAATATTGTTTTATTCCATCTTGGAGTTCTCCTGTTCAATACACTTAGGTCTAACCCACCCAATATATCTTCATCGAAATCAGAAGGGGTATGACGTTCTCTGTCCTCAAAATAAGCAATCATAAACACTTTTGCTGGCTGTAGTAAGTCCATAATTAATCTTTTATTTGTGATTAAGATTTATCATTCTTTTTATCATTCTCCTTGTTTTCCATAGCTTAATAAGTCTTGGTCTTATGCGACTAACTATACTCCTTACCTCCCAATTAATTACTATGTAATCAGGTGAATTTTTATTGCCCATAGCATAATCTTTAATCCTTGTCAAATCCGTATCTTGTTTCATGGTCGCTGCTTATGTGAATGTATCTGTAAATCTGTTCGTCAATGTGTATTTCGGTATGCAAATGGCTTTTTAATGCCTGCGCCCATTGGTGGTCTTCCCCAAACCTGATATGTGGTATTGGAACTGATTTTGCAATTTCAGTTTTGATTACTGATTTCATAAACGGAGTCCTAACATAATCAAACCCATCTTGGTTATCTGCCCAATCTGCATACTTTAAACTATGGTTGCTGCGTTGTATTTTGCCATCTATGTCAATAAATTCTTCGTAAGTACAACAATCAACATCAGGATTGTTTTGTAATGCCTCTATGATTAACTTTAGCCCTTGTGGATGTATCCAATCGTCAGAATCCCATTGAACTGTCCACTTACCGGATGCACGTTGATACAAATCATTCCTTTTCTCCCCGATACTTATTTCTTTCCCTCTATCGTCAAACTCCATACATACCAAATCATGTAAATTATTTCGTTGTATTTGGAAAGCCATTTCTATTACCAATTTGTCTAAGTCGGCTTGCCTTTCTTTTGTGTACGGGAATTGTATTGATAATAATGGTTGTGTCATTTGTTTTCTATTAAATGTAAGTCGAAATTAATCTTTTGTCTTTCATAGAAATTAGCTTCATCAATGTGCCATAAACTCTGATGGTAGTCAAAAAGGGCATCCCTCTGTATCCCATATTGATGGTAAGCTGGATTTTTGTGTTCATACAACCCGGGCGTTCCTATGAAATGATATTTATTCAGTAACTTGGCTACTGCGTAGCTTTCATTGTCACACCACAAACTCAAATAGCTTGGATGATATATGTAATTAAACTTTTGGTAATACTTTCTTGTAGCTATATATAAAACATTCAACGCTTCTTTACTGTCCGGTTCTGGAAAATGAAATAATAATTCTTCTCCATGTGCATTAATAAGTTCATACATTGAGACTCTCATAATATCATCAAACCCATACATAGTAGCAAACATATCCTGCGACCAACAAATAATAACATCTCCGTAGTCGGGTAGATTTCTGTTTATCGCCGCAATTTTTGATCCCGACAAGCCCCACTCTATAGATACGTTTGGGTATGTATTTATTCTTTCAATTACTTCTGGTTGATTTAAAATTTCGTCATCACTGTCGAGTGTCAGGCTAATCCGATAATTATTCCTGTCCCTTATATTGTTATTTAAACTATCAAGGCTTTCAAAGAACATATCTTTCCTAAAGCGACACGGGAATTTGAATAAAAATTTTAATGGTTCATTCATTTGTTGCATATTTAAAAGTGAACCCTCCTGTACTTTTATACGTTCCTAAGCAACACGAAGTGATATTTCCTTGACTTAATCCCAATTCTCGTGCCGCCTCTTTAGCCGCTGCCCACCTTCTTATAAAAACTCCCTCTTTTGTACATTGTACTACAGGCTTACTGTTTGGACATAACGCCCCCTTTTTTCCTAAAAATGACCTAACTGGCTCTCTTTTTAATACCGCAAAAGAATGTTTCATATTTTCAGAGCGTGTGCACCACTCTAAATTCCATAATCTATTGTCTTCTTTGTCGCCATTAATGTGATTAACAAATGGCTTATTATGCGGATTTTTAATGAATGTTTCAGCTACTAACCTATGAACAAAAACATGCTTTCTTCCGCTTATCATAACATACACATACCCAAACGGGTTTTTTATTGGCTTTAATAAGCGTGTCTTAAACCCATTTTGTTGTTTAGGTAAAGTTTTAACTCTGCCGTATGTGCTAACCTCATATCCATCGTCTCTGGTGGTAGGTCTCCAAAATTCTTTAGGGTATTTATTCCCTATATCCGTATCAAGATAATATTTATGATGTGTAGTTATCATATTAATCTTTTTCTTCTAATTCAACGGCCCACACGCTGCCATTAGGGAATCCTCTTCCATCTAACCACTTGCAGGCTTTCTTTTTGTACTGTATTGATTCACCTACTCCTTCAGGGAATAAAACAATATCTCCTTTTTTATAAAGATGGGCAACGTCTGTTCCGACTTCCTCTATTGAACCCCGTTCAAGTTCAAAGTCAACGGCAATAATCCCACCGTCTGTTTTTTCATGTTCCTTTACGAATGTTTGGACAATTATCTTAGTCCCCATCGGTTGTAGTTTTGTCATATTATGCTGTTTTTAAAATCACTCCACCTGAAATATTTAACGGTGTCGCTTTCTTTTGATTCTCTCTTCTTGTTAAGGCCCATAAATTCCATATTCCTCCAAAGTGTTGGCTGAGATATTTTTAGCCTTTTTGATATTTTATAAGGCGACAATCCCTCGTCAAGTAGCTTTCGTACCCGCTCTGCTTCTTGTTCGGTAATGCTTAACTTCTTTAGTGCCAACTTTTTATAACAATGGTTTAGCGAATATCGGAATTTATTTTTTCTTTTGTTTTAATTTCTTTGATTTTCGATAATATTTCTTCTCTTTCTTGTTCAGGGTTATTTATGTAGGGATTAGGATGGGAGTAGATTTTTGTTAACCTATCCTTGTATCTTTGTATTAAAAGTTCTGCGGGGGTCATTTCTTTTTTGTGCTGTCCTGCATTTGAGAATTTATTTGAGTTACAATGCTCATGTAAACATCTTGGCTTTCTTTTAATGGAAGTTCGCTAACCCCCTTTAATACGATTACCCATTTAGAAACAGGAAGTCGAACCACTGGTTCTTTCTCCTGCTTATTAGGAATTATTTGAGCAAGTAAAATACCATACACTGCTATACAGGATATAATTGAAATTAGTCTTTTCAAGGTTTTAAATTTTAATTGTTATTAAATAGACTGTTCTGTTATCCCTAACGTGGTGTCGGGTTCTTGCATTTCGGAAGGGTCTTCTATTCCTTCACTTTGGGGGTTCCAATGTTTATTCATGGTTTAAAATCTTTTAATGACGGGTATGAAATTATATTTTTATCAAACTTAGTTTCAATTAATTTAAGTCTTGCTCTTTGGTCAATGAGTAATTGTTTTAATTCGTCACGGCTCCATTTGTAAGGCTCTCTTGATATTTCTCTTAGTCTATCCACTATTCCTTTTTCTTCTTGTTCTAACCTTTCTGCAAAGACTTCTATATTTCCATGCTTCATTTCATTGCAGGTTTGGCATTGCGGACGGGCATTTAAAAAAGACCATCTTATTTGAGAGTTTTTCCTACTTTCAAAATGGCCGCATTGCATCAAAGAAAAGTGCTTTACGGTTGAACAGGTGTAACATTGGCATTGTCCATTACTCTCTGAATACATCATGCGAATTATCCGGCTGAATACAAAATCAATATCGTGTATTAATGCACTTCTTTCGGACGCTTCATATTCTTCGCTATACTGACTTCCTAAGATATTTTCCCGGCGCAACTTGTTCCCTAAATTCCTTGCTGCGTTTCTACGGTTAGCCTTTGCTACTTGTTCTTCCGCTTTCCTTCTGT